GGAACGACGGTTTGAATGGACTTTCCGGCTGCCCGTGCATTTTGAATAAATTCAAGAAGAACAGGAGTCAACTTTGGAATTTCCATCGTATGCTCTTTTCTATCGATTGCGCAATATTTTGTAACTTTCATAAATTAATCGTTGACTATTAGAATTGAATATTGGCCGGATGGTTCTGGGTTAGAAAGATATTTGTGATGCAGTACATCTCCCTCATTATCTCTACAAATACAGTCATAATAAAACCGTTTAACTACTCCCGTTCTTCCACTTATAACATCAAACCGACCTGCCCGAGCGATTTCATTAGTTCCAAAATCAGAAGCATCAGCCACTCCGCATGATCCTGTCCAAGTAAATTTCGTGGAGTCATGCCGAGGGATTATAGGAAAAATTTTCATTACCAACGTCCTCCTGTTCCATCAATCGGTGCGTGATCGAGGTCGAAACTAATTTGTGACTGTTCCAATCCGGCGAGTTCACCGAGTTCAAATAAAATCCTGCGCATCCCACTCGCTTCGGGCCAACGATCATATGTGGCCTGTGCGGTGATCGTTACTCGTTTGAGATACTCATGCATCGGAGTCGTCATGAATTTCGGATTCGTGGAAACAAATTCGAAGGTAGTTGATTTGATCGAGTTCATACCTATGACCGTGACTGTTTTTTATAAAATGTCAACGATTATTCTAAGAAATTACTTGATACCATCAATGTCCATAACAAGGTGAGTAACAGTAGGAACGAACTTTTTCTTCCCAGAATTCCAATCCTTCTCGGTGTATTTACTTGGAAGTTTACAACGATCATAGATTCGGCAACCTCTGCAGAGAGCATCGAGATTCATGTTTGGATACATACAGGTATCGAGAGTTGCCGTCTCAATGTCAACATCACCATTGCCCGTGCTCTTGAAATAGTTCGGATCGTTAGACCATGCGTAAGTGACCCTTTCCTTGGGTTCCAGCATCACAAATGCAACAGACTCAACAGGAAGAACAGTTGCGACAACGTCTACGGACTCAACGGCCTTTTCAACTTTCTTGACGACTACGACGGCCGGCTCGTTGAGAGAAGGAAGTTCGTTGTCCTTAACCAAGGCCTTGATCTGCTCCGACGTGTAACCGGCAGCGAGATACTGCTTAGCTTTCTTACAGACATACGTTGCGACGAGATTTTCCTCGGTCCCAAACTTGGCCATCACCTTCACCCAATACTCAGGCTTGGCGAAAGTCTGTAAACCCGTTACAGTACAGTTCCAATAATGGTACTTACCATCTTTAGAAGCTATGACGCCGGACGGAAGAAGGATCTGATTTTTTCCAAGTTTCATGTGTAAGACAGTGAACCCAATTTATAAAAAGTCAAGAACGAACTACTTTAATCGCAATACCGTTTAATCGATGTTGCTAGAGCGGTTATGGCAAATCCCGCTGCGAAGGGTGCAAGAGTCAACGAATCGTTGTGAATAGCTATGCTAGTGAAAGTACAGGCTATCCAAAGATAGGCCATAGGATGGTCGAGAAACTTGAGAATTTGAAGGAGTTTAGTAATCATTTTAGTTTGCCCATTTTCGCATTGCTGCGACAAGAGAGACGATCAAGAAGGCTATACCAAAGGGAACAGGAACGCCTGAGTTGGTGCCGATTGCGAGACTGATGAAAGTACAAGCTACCATAAGAATCGTGACCGGATGTTTGAAAAAATCGAAGATCATTTTTAGAATTTGTCTGCATTTTCACCGACGACGGCGATGGCTACGCCAGTAATGATGAGGCCGATTGCAATAGAAAGAACAGAACCACAATATATACTTAGGATAATGCACCCAAGTAAGAATGTAACCGTTGCTGGATGGAGGAGATATTTCTTGAACATAAATTTACTTAGAGAACAACTTACGAAGTCTGGAGGCAAACTCCAATTGGTGGTTTACATCGGCCAACGTGAGTCCACGAATCAAAGCCGGATGGACCTTATACCCATCACAAAACTCTACGTGTTGAAGAGTCAATGGTTTTTCTGTTACCACGACATAATACGCAGTTCCGTCTGCTACAGGAAAGTCAATTACCTTTCGAGTATTTTGAAGAGTCTTAAGATTATCCGATTCCAATTTCCGACCTTCTTCGGTAAACTGACTTACGCCAGCTGGAACAAGAGATAGAGATGTGGGAAGTAGACTAGCCATAAAATTAATTCCACTTGTTGCCGTAACGGCTCTTGCGTGAATAGGAACCCATACCGGTCTTAACCTTGTGGATTCTGGTGTAGGTTTTCATCCCAGCTGCGACTGTTGAACGTGTGTTTTTCATTAGGTGATAAATATCCACCAAATTTTATAAAAAGTCAAGAACTACTTTTAGAGCCAGTAGAGAAATTTTTCAATTGACCTACAAATGAACCCAAGTGCAGGAAATAAACATCGACAAAAAACCCAATGACAGATGAAACCGATAAGCCAAAAAACCAAGTCGAATGGCCACAACAACACGATCAGCGCCAACCCTAAACCGTTAAGATCGTCGGTCACTCTCTGCTTACACAGTTTGAGGGTTTTAAGATACATCAAGCCAAAGCCGATGTACACGGTGATGATATATACGATTGCTAACGAGAAGGTCATTGTGATATGTTAATTTCGCCGGCGTGTTTGGGTATAAAGTCCATGACTTTCTTTCCGTCTGCGATGCAAACGTACTTATTATCATGCATTTCAACCGTCCAGTTTTTTGTAAAGTACGAGACAGCGCCCTTGTTTGCTTCCGTTGCCTCTTTGGCTACGTTTGGCGTCGTTGTTTCCGTAGGAATTGACTTTCCCTTCCATTGCTTTCCAGGCTTGGCAGGTTTGACTACTTTAGTCTTTGCCCGTTCCAACCTACGTTTCTTAACTTCATCAATTGGAGGATCTTGTACAACAGTAGTTGTAACAGTTTCTTCCTGCTGACGAGCTAAACGCCGCTCCTTGGCAGACTCAGGGTCTACTTCCAGAAACGGCGTAATGTCATATACTGGTTTATTTTTTGAACCTTTAGGTCTGCCCATGTTATTGTTTTGAGTTAAAACTTGAACCAGTACGTAAAAATTAATTAAAAGTTAGTAGTCCGTAATATATATTCATTATGACAACATACAAGCTTAAAATTCATCTAATAGAATCTGGAAAAAAAGAACATAAATGTGAAAATTGCAATTTAACTTCGTGGTTAAACTCTTTAATTCCTTTAGAACTACATCACGTAGATGGTAATAGTAAAAATAACGAGTTAAATAATATCCAATTACTTTGTCCGAATTGTCACGCATTAACACCAAACTACAGAGGAAAGAATAAAAAGAGAGAGAAAAAACAAATCAATGTGCCTGATGAAGTTATTATTAAAATTGTTCCTACGTGTTACACGATACGACACGTATTGTTGGAAGTTGGATTGGTAGCGGCTGGAGCCAACTATGCCAGAGTGAAAAGTATTATGATAAAAAACAAAGTGTCGTTTAAAAAGAAACAAATTTCTGATTCGTCTGAGAAAAGACTTAACACGATTCGACTAAAATATGGTTCTATAAAGGAATCCACTAGGACAAGAATTGTTTGGCCAGAAAGAGATGTTTTAGAAAAAGATATACGAGAGCACTCTCTATCGTTTATAGGAAGAAAATTGGGAGTATCAACTGGCGCTATCAAGAAACACGCAAAGAAGTATGGAATCGATGTATCTCAAATAAATCCATGGTGTAAAAAACATGGTAGCCGCAGTGGGATTTGAACCCACAATCCCGAAGGCAAGCGATTTTAAGTCGCTTATGTATCCCGTTCCATCATACGGCCATGTGAATAATAAATATCTCAGTAAACCAATTAAAAGTCAATAAGATATTTTCTATTTGCCTCGCCTTTTTATGTGCTGCGTCCCACTTGCATCCACCATTCCGAGGTCATTTGGAATGATGCCCTCCTCGATTCTTGCGGATTTGCTACACTCTTGACGACGGGAGAATCGTAGTAGCCATCCGTTAAAGTATTTTACATGATTAGGATTCCAAGAATTTCCTTAAAAACCTAATCATGAGATTGATTTATAAAATGTCAATATCTATTTCTTCAATTTTGAAATTTTAACTTCATCATCGTGTCCGCCGCTAATTTCGACGGATGCGAGATGTGCAGGAGAGTAATCATTGTCAAATTGTCCATGCCCTCCTGAGGATTCCTTTACATTGAACTCGATATTAACAGGCGTAGTAAAACTATCTTGAAAGTACTCTCGGAGAATGCTCTCAACGTCTTCCACTGACAATTTTATTGTTTTCGTAACATTGACGGTTGCCATAAGATTATTTCCTTACTACGTGCTCACGTTTATTGAGCATCTCTTTGATTTTGTTTACGTATTCAACTATGAAATTGATTTCTTCTTTGGCATCATAGTCATACGCGTAATTGTGAGCTACTTTGCAAGATAGAATAGATTTGACTCGATAGAATCTCAACAGCCTAGGCGTTGCCCACCTCTCAAGTTGTTCAAGAGGAGGAACGTTGAAGACTGTATGATAGTTAACCGAGTCCATTAGAAGGTGGGAATTTTCTCAACTCGGTCAGTTGTTCTCGTGGTGGTCTCGACCTTACCACAGATGGTACATTGACGCTTCCAACGATACTCTGTGCTTGAATTTACATAACACGGACCACGCCAGTCAACACCCATTGTTCCAGGAGCATCACCAGGAATTGTGTATCCCTCGTGATAAATATGATCTGGAAATGTGTCACCCCAACGATGATTACAACGAGAGACGGTGTAATTCAATGCCTGCTCGGCCTCTTTCATTTCCTCTTGAAGCCTAAGCAACTTCATTCGAAGGTTGTATGTGTCTGTTTCCATGTTGAGAACCCTTCCAGTTTATTTATAAAATGTCAAGATCCAACTTTGTCGAAGACCTTCAAATCTTCACAGTCAGCCGCCTTTCCAAGTTCAACTCCGGTTTCAAGACTAAAACCCACAGGCTTCATCTCGAAACTATTGTTGAAGAGTTGCATGTTGTCATTCATGATAAGATACTTGCTCATGATTTCAGGCGGATAGAGACTCACCTTGACACTCGTGTTCTTCTTCAAGAAACGGTAGAAGTTTGAACCGAAAGCGAGTTGCTTGTGGTCCTTGATGGTTCCTAGAACCTTGTCAAAGTAATCGTAATCGATTGGAACATTAGGAGCACGGCCCGTTACCATGTAAGGAAGGAGGACGAAATATTCCACGTTATCCTTGAACTCTTCAAAAGTCTTCTTGAATGAGTCGATGCTATCCTTGTCACTGATAATGACATGAACGTTGGTACGAATACCGGCTTCCTTCATAGTCACCAATGCCTTACGCCACACCTTCTCAAGATGAGGGTGAAGAGAAATAGCAACTCCACCGCAAAACTTCTTCGTAGCCTCGATCAACTCAGGCGTCAAATGCATCGCATTCGTGGTATAGTTAGGAACGATGCCAAGAGCATGAAATGCCTCAAGTACCTTGAGGAAATCAGGATGTGCAGTTGACTCTCCTGAACCACCAAGAGCCACTTGAAATGGACGTTGGTTTGGAGTCATCTTTCCAAAGAAACCATTGATCTTGTCAACGATGTTGGAGAAATGGACACCCTCACGGAGAGCATTGGTGTAACAGAATGGACATGCAGCGGCACACCACGTATTGATGCCTACGTCATAAAACTCGGGCCAAGACAGTTCGGTGATTGTCTTATTGTGATCGATTGGAACGCGAACGGTAGTACCATCCACGAAAACTGCGCTGTAGTTGCTTGAAGGTTGTTTACGAGTGCGGAACATATAAAAAGACGTTGGGTTATGATTTATAAAATGTCAACAAAAAACCTGCTATTTCTAGCAGGTCTTTTGACATCATGAAAAATATAATACAGTTGAATTAGTTGTAAACGGACTGAGTGGGAAAGATCGAATGTAGACGAGACAATACAGCAGCGGCGTTTTGCCCTTCTACCGTCTTGGCCGTTACTCGAACGATGGACTTGGAAATACCATCGTAATTTTCCTTCTTTCGATCCTCGTTTGTATCAAACTCCGACTCTGGATAATATCCATCGTCATTAAAGTCATAATACATTAGTTCAAATGTAAACAGTTCATCTGCAGACTGAGTTGAACCGGCCAACTTAAGAAGGGCATCAACGAGGTTTCGAATAGTCGTCACTGTCTTATCTGTTGCCATCACAAAGATCTCACTCGAACTATTCGTAATGAGATCGACCACCGAATGAACAGGAATGTCGATTGATTTGAACATAAAATTAACCGTTGTACTCGCCGTCGATATTAAAAATGTTGGTCAGATTTGAAAGAGTGCGAGCAGTCGAAGCAAGCTCAGGAAGCTTTGCTGTCACCGAAACGTCCGTACCATCCAACTCAAAGGTAAACAGATCATCAGCGGTTTGTGTTGAACCGCCGGCCTTGAGAATGTCGTTGGTAATTTTCTTGATAGCCTTAACTGTACTCTCATCGGCTGAAACGAAAATCTCAGATGAGCTATTCGTGATGAGAGCGACTACTGAATGAATAGGAATATTAATGTGCATATGTTTTGGAAAAATGTAATCTACGACTTATTTTATGTTTGTCAACAAAAAACTCCAGCGATTTTAATCTACTGGAGTTTCTCGTTACCCGTTACCCAAAAAACCTGAGCCTGAGAAATTCGAGTTCTTTGCAGACCCTTCAACAAGTGGTGAGCGTTTTTTAATTTTAACGTTGGAGATCCATGCGTAACCAACGAACGATTCAAGTATTTGGACTTTCCACTATGTCCGGTTTAATTATAATATTACGAGTAATTTGGTCTTGTCGGGAATTTCACCCAACACTGCACCGAGCCCGATCATGAAATTGTAGGTGTTTGTACCGAAGGTTCTTAGAACTGTTTCTCGCCCTCGATCTACTTCCACATGGCCGGAACGTTACTTCTGCCTAATAGTGGGTTCCCTACAATACACGAGTTGGTGATTCTTGTAACTAACCACGGGTCAGTTCAAGAATACTCTTACCGCAGCGTCTTTCCGCTGTGTCACTCGTCCTACCGAGTTGTCGTTGAAAGGTCTACAAAGAACTAAAGTGTTTAAGATACCAATGTGATACAGAAAATAAGAAATGTCAAGAAATATTATTCAAAGCTGTTCAAATCTTTAGGTTTGAATGTATTTATTTGTATGCACTACCTAATATACAAAATAACGAATAAACTGAATGGAAAGATTTATGTTGGGAAACATAAAACAGAGAATGAAAATGATGAATATTTTGGATCTGGACTATTGCTAGAACGAGCTATTACTAAATATGGAAAGGACAATTTCTCAAAAGAAATAGTGTATCGTGCAAATTCTTTGGAAGATATGAATAAAATGGAAACGGATATAGTAGACGAAGATTTTGTGGCCAGATCAGACACATACAATTTAAAAATTGGAGGTGATGGTGGGTGGGACTATATCCTTAAAAACAGATTGTGGTTGACTGATAAATGGTATGAATCCATGAAAAATAATTGGAAGTGTGGAAGAGAAAAGTTAGAAACTCTCATGGAAGACGAAGAATTCAGAAATCAATTTTCCAAAAAAGTGTCCGATGGATTAAAATTATTTCATGTCAATAATCAAAATTCCTTCAAAGGAAGAAAACATACCGATGAGTCAAAAAACAAAATGAGATCGGCTAAGACTGGTAAATGTGATGGACCATCAAATAACATGTTCGGCCGTATGTGGATCAACGATGGGTTGAAATCAATAACGATAAAAAAAACCGAACAAATACCAGAAGGATTTAAAAAGGGACGGCTCCCCAAGATGTTATCTTGAAAGGAGCCGGGGAGCAGGGACGGCGTTTGAATCCGTTGCTTAACGTTATGAGCGTCACGAGTTACCGCATACTCTACCCTGCCGTAAAATGAAATTGGAGCGGATCGGGGTATTGACCCCCTCTTAACTTCTGGTCGAAGCTCGTGCTGAACATTACACTAAATCCGCGTGTATCTAAAAGAACATTGATCATCTTACCTATCATGGTAACAATGTCAATAAGAAAGTATCTATTTCCTATCATGTGGGAATCGAACCCACTTCGAGTCGTTTTAGGCGACTCTTCTCCTCTTTACCTTTATCCGTGTACTTTGGAGATAAAAAAGTCTATCCATTTCAGGCAGCATTGACCAAATATGCTTATGATAAGAAATAAAAGTCTATCTCAGAGAAACTCACTCATACTCAAGCACCATTCCCAGGGTAGCTCTTTCTTTGTGAAACCCATCTCTGAGCGGTTTGTCCGTTGCTTTCGGCTTGTAACAGCCCAGGCCACGAAAACCGAGAAAATGAAAGAACAAAAATTAGACGGCGTTTTACAGACGAAGATGCGCCAGCCCTTCGGGGTCTAAACCCTCACCTTTATCACGGTGGTCTTTTCAACCAGCTCAGTCTTAACAACCAAGATCGTACTTATTTTTTATAGAATGTCAACTAAAAACTAAATTATCTTACAAATCAGCCGGATTCGAACGGCTCTCCTTTTCTTGTGAAGGGTGCATCCCAAAAACTTGTAAGATAATTAAAAATTCTAAAACCGATCTGAACGTTACGAGATTGTTCGGCTAACACAACCTTATCGAAAGGAGCGTGGGAGAAGATGAAGCCTATCTCTTAAACCACTCATGGGACATTCAGTCGCCCGAATTGCAATATGAATCAACATACAACTAAAATTCACTCCCCTAACGTTTTCGTTGGCCTTATCGCTTTCGCTCAAACCCCTATACGCTTCGTCGTTCCAATCGGCTAGTCAAGCGGCTCTAAGGAACAGTGCGGAGAGTTTGATCCATGGAGATGACATAACCACAGATAATTAAAAGAACAAGAAAGATCATTCAAACTTTTTATAAAATGTCAAGTGTGTTCGCTGTAAATGTTGCCGGTTTTCGTGCCGTATAACGGACTTGTGGGATGCCTCCCAGATTCCGATTGACACAGACTCATGGCCCATGGAGTTATGGTGCTCCATCTACACTATCTTGAGAGTTTATTTCCCAAGTCGAGAAAGCAAATTCTACGAACAACTGACAAAGAACAAAATTGGTGGCCACTCTCGGCCGGTCACGTATCCATGGTCGTCCCAGACAAATTTTATTCTGGCCGTGGTATCGTTTAACGTTTAACGTTTTGTTAGCTAACGAAAGTATTACGGTTTCTTCGTGGTGATGATGGACAACGGACAAGTCACGTTCTTATGAAAACGACCTGCCGGCGAATCAAGATCGACGATAACACGTTCACGGTTAATCTTCACGACCTTGGCACTCTTACCACGCATATATGCCGGTGAACAAGTTGATGTGAAATAAACTGAATCACCAATAGAAAGTTCAAATCGAAGATTTGATGCCTTCTGATCTTTACGTTCCGTGATTGCTTCACGAATCTTATCTAACGTGGAGTCGAACGATCCACCGAGAATTGCGTTGATAACGTCCGTATCTGTGATTGTCATAAGAAATACGAGTGTGAGAACTTTTTATAAAATGTCGAGAACAAAAATTAGTTTTTAATCGTTATGGAGACGTTGTCTGCTGAGACAAACGATCCAGCAAAGTTTTTGATTCCAAGACTCCAATTGACAAATGGGCTGTCGTTACAAGCCTCCCTTCCAGGAACTATCTGAATTGGAACGAACATCCGAGCCGTCCTGTTCAAAGACTCGTAGGCTACGACGCCAAGAACAGAGGCACCCTCGCCTGAGTAATTGTAGTAATAAAGTTGACCGACAACGAGTTCGGCAGCGGAGAGCTTCTGAACTGATTTCTTTACGTTTTTAACGGTAATCATGTTTTGAAAAAGTGGATTTTTATAGAAAGTCAATATTAAAATGACTCGTTGGCCAGATCGTTTACCAGCTCGCCGTTGTTTGCCGTGAACTCTTCAAGTTCCTCATCGGTCAACGAGATTCCATCGGTAAAGTTTGCTTCCGACACGTATGCGTCACAGAAGTCAGGACGATCATCGAGGTCAATACCATCGATAACAATGCTCTTGAACTCAACTACCTTACCATTGAATGTGATGTTCATGTTTCTAACGGTGTAGAGTATTTATAAAAAGTCAAGAATTAATTCGAAGGAAATAACTCGTTGAGTTCCCTTCCAATCCGAGCAAACATAACATCAGCGTCATTTGAAGTAAAGTTGCCTCGGTTATTTCCAGATACAACGTTACAAGAAAGATCATTAATTTTAGATCCTCCGATTAAATCTCTAAGGAGAAGGGCTTCTCGTTCGTCAAATGTAACAGAAGGAACGGAGACCGTTTTGTATGTAGTGACCGGAACTTTTACTTTCTTACGTGTGATTTTCATAAATTATTTGATAGGAGTGAGCTTAAAAAGAAGGATTTCAATCGTGTTCTCTGTGGAATTGAGGACTATGACGTTTTTGTTCTTCATCACTTCCTCATTGTCATCGGCGTTGCATCGAACCTCATAACTTCCACTATCGTCGTCCCAAAAAAAGATAATGGAGCCTTCACATTCATTGACTCCTACTTGAACTCGTGCGCCTTCGTTATCATACGTCATAACGATGTCGGCCTTTTCAATGAGTTTCGAAACATCCGCCAACGTGATTGATTTCATGAATCAGATCCAATCAACTTTTTATAAAAAGTCAAGAATTACTTTTGTTTTCTTCTAACAAACCAAGCGATTAACGATCCACCAACGATAACCATCCCAGTATAAGGAAGTTCCGGAACAACCTTTCCGTCGATCTTTTCCCAGTCGGAAGAGGATTGATACAAAAATAGTCCGCTTGGGTTTGTGGTTGTTGAACTCGATTGAGTAGTAATGCTATTCGTGTTATCCACTCGAACTACCAAATAATTGTCGCCTATCTTGAAAACTGAATTGTTATTCGTTCCATAATTAGCCAGAGTAACAGAGGTGGTATTCAACCATGCGCTTGTATAGTCATACGCCGCTGGAGTTCCGTTTGGTAGCGATGTACCGTTTCCTTGAGGATTTATATAAACACTCCACTGATCATCTGCTGCCAACGTGAGAGATATTGCAACGTGATTCGTTACAGTTGATCCGACATTGTCGCCGGTGATATTAAACTTCAACGTATAAAGGTATACGCCCATATTGGAATTCCATCCCTTAGTCGTTCCGTTTCCGGGCAATCCATACACACCATTTCCATTTGTGGAGAACACCGCATTCGGAGCAACAATCCATTGTGCGTCGTTTGTATTATTTATCCATCCGCCCGCCAATCCATTTCCAGCAAATGCATTTGGATCTATTACATACGCATCTCCAATGTAAGTACTGTTGGTAGACTGTCCACCATTTGTTGATGCGTAAGTTACATTCCAATTAGGATCTGAGGAACCTGCTGAAAGAGAACCTCCTGTATAATACAATCCAGAGATATCGGTGGCGGTTCCGGCCATCAATATCAAAGGTAATAGGAGTAATAAAATAAATCTTTTCAAATGTTCTTATAAATATGATCAACGAGTTCCAACATACTAATAGGCATCTCTCCTACTTGTATATACTTACTGACACATTTTGGATCGGTTATCGTTTTGTCTACACGGTTGGGGGAATAACGACAACGAAAACCCAAGCGAACTTTCTGCGGCGTGAAATCTAAAACCACGGCCCAAGACAAGTCTCGGTATCCGTGAGTTATAAAAGCAACAACGTCGCCTTTATTTAATTCATGTCCGAATACATCTTTCATTTTGTGTTAATATTTTTTGCCCAAAACGGCGAAAGACAGGCAATCAGAAACAGCATACAAAGTCCGCCCGAATCTGATCCTGTGAACGAGTGAGTTGCAATCGATTGAAAAACCCAACCAACAGCCACAGCTGATAACATAGTATACAAGTCTTTGAGTGTAATCACTTTCATAAATTATTCTTTAATCTCCGACAGATCAGCTTTGATTCGTTCGAGTTCTTCTATGTTTATATTAACGATCTGGCCCATGATGCTGCCAGTCTCCATTTTACTTAACAATTCCCTTTTGCCCACAATGGTCTGTTCGAGGTTATCGATAACTTCTTGGAGTGTAATTTTCATTTTAAAACTTGATAGAGGAGTTTCTTGTACGAATCAGAATCCAACGGTTTGTGGTCGTACATCTTGAACAACATGGCAGAACGTCCAGTCGTTCCGTAAGCCTGTAAGATCTTTCCAGCCGCATCCTTGCGATTCATCGTGAGAACAGGTTGAACAAACACCTTCATTCCGTCAATGATTTTCTGAACTTCTTTCATTCCATCAGCGATACGAGAAACGTGTCCCGTGGCCATCGTGGCGATTTCGAAGTCGAAAGTCTCTGAGAGATAGTTAAAGAATTCTTGATAAGTCGGAGCAACGAAGTTATTGGCTTCCATCGTGTTCATATAAAGATCGATCACCTTTTCAAGTGAAGCGATATCAGACTTGGCACGATGTAAGAAAAGATACTGTGCAGACTTAACCTTGCGGATGTTCTGGCCGTTGTTATAATAAACGCAGATTCCTTCTTGTCCACGAAGAGCCTCAATGGAAGACTTCATCTCTTCAATTGAGTCATATGAGAATGAACGAGGGCGAAGAAGTTTTAATGCTTCGGCCATATTGTCCAAACCAGATTGGGACATCAAGGAATAATCCTTGTGATTGATGATAGCGATGAGCTTCATATCAGGCTCAACCCCATAATCAATTACGATGCGGTTCGTTGGAGAAGTCCACTCAAACACAACGGAGAAGTCCGAAGTCTCTTCGTTTTCTAAAATACGAATAAACGAATCATACTTTGCAATGAGATAATCAATCTCATATCCATTGTCCTGAGTACGAGCATTCACCGTTCCACGAGTACGAATAATCGTGTAACCCTTATATCGGGAAAAAATCAGAGTTGATCCATCCAACTTCTCGATCATCTTTGCCCCATTGAGATTCTCAGGAGGAGGAGTTATTTCAGGCTTCTCGTCCCAGTTGAAGAACTTAGGAAACGAGGCTGAGATAAGTTCACCGTCCATGGTCCACACGGAGGACCGAAAGATAAGATTTTCCTTGGTCCAATGGACTCCGATGTGAGTTGGTTGTACTAATAGAACCGGCACATCTCCAACAAAATGTTGGTGAACCATAAACGATTCTGAATCAATGGTGGATAAATCGATCTTCATTTCCTAAGTCTCGTTGTTTTTTATAAAATGTCGAGACTAAACTTTGGAAAGTTTGTTTGCGATTTTAAAAGCCGCCGTGACCATACCCTTGGCGAAATCACGATCTGATGCCTTCTTCTGACAGAAAGAAACCTTACGGTCACGGAGATACAACGCAAATGTCGTTGCATACTTCTGAGGAAGATCTTGACCGTACCTTGACTTGTGCTGACTAGGAGTTGCGGACATGTCGAACTGACGACGATTGGGGTTCCGTGCATGAATACGGAGGCCGAAAATCGTACTCTTCAACAGAAAACGGATGATGCTGATAGTTGCCGCTGCGCTGGCATCATTCGGAATCTTACCGATGTAATTGGGAGAACATGTTAGTTTCATAAGAAGTACCGTAAGGACTTTTTATAAAATGTCAAGAATTACTTTGACTCATCAACAGAAAACTCACCAACGCCGGTGATTTGTATTTTGTTATTTGACATGGTTAATATCAATGACCGAAAAGTATCTCGAACTTCCTGTTTATCATTAGCCACCATAGAGAACTCCACAGCGGTTGTTATGATATACTTCTTTGGTGTAGGAACTTCTGGGACTTCACAACTAACCCATTTGTACTCTGTGAAGTTTTCAAGTTTGTCTTTCTTGTAAAACACCGCCGGCTTTCCGTCAAATGAGTGATGGAGAACCCATACAGGAAAATCTGTAGTGTATCCCATGGTAATTAAACGTAGAGGGTTTTTACTTTAACGTTGACGAAAGGTTTGGTCTTGTCCGGCCGTGTTGAGAAGGAACACGAGTAAAGCATCTGCTGCTTCCTGTGACATAGCGATGTCACGAATCACCAATCCAGTGTCGTCTTCACCATGAACATAGAGGCCACCGTCTTCGCTTCGAAACATTGACATAGTTCCGATTTTGGTCTTAACCTCGGCGGCTTTAAGCACACCCTTCAATTCGATGAAACTGAGTATTTTTGTAATCATTTTGTATTTGAAAAAATTAAACCGATTCCCTGATCGCCTTTTCCTACTAAACGACCTTCACCGTTGAGAGTCTGTCCATTGACATATCTCCCAACGATTTGTCCTCGAGCGTTGGAATAGGTTTTTCTATCCCCTCGATCCTCAACTCGCCCGATAACTTCACCACGAGCATTTTTTATGAGTTGTATTGCCATGGTGAAAGTATCGGAAAGATTTTATAAAATGTCAATAATTAAAAGATCACGCCAGCGATAATTGCGAGACTGAATGCGGCGAGGGCGAGTGTTGAAACAACCAATGCACAGATCTTAAAGTCCTCGGTAATAAAACTCACAACACCTTCATCAGCCATCTTCTTACGATCAGAATTGTATGAGGGATCGATTGCATTAATAGTAACATAAGTTACCACACGATCTTTTGAGAACAATCCGCCTGTGACCTTTGCTTTTACTTGGCGAGTCATAGTGAATCGACGAATGAACCAGATATAAATACCAATCACAACGATTTCGAGGGGAACACCGACTGCAACACCAATGAATCGGTGGAGAAGCACCATTGCATCATTTCCTGCCACCTTCCAAGCGATAACTGCCATGGTGAATCGGCCAGCGTCTGTCTTGGACACCTTGTCAATACCATCGATAACCGTTACACCCTTACCGAAAACCGCATCCTTCGTCTCGGATGCAACTGACTTGAGACCAGAACCGATTGCGGTTCCAATGTTCGTTCCGACTTCAACCCACTCGTTTGCCTTCTGAGCAACCGTAGTATTGGGAAGTGGAGCCTGTTGACGAGGAGCGTCCTGCTGAATTCGAACGACAACCTCCTGAGACTGTTGCTTTGCGGGCTCTTGGGCCGTTGTAGTTGTCGTCTGAGAAAACAGACTGGCAACCGAGAATGCGAGAATAGCGATCAGATATAGTTTCTTCATGTTTTTGAATTTCGAGTTGAATCGTGGACTTATTTTATAGAAAGTCAGGAATTAAAATCTTGAACGTAATTCTTTCAATTCATTTACAGACAATTTTGTTCTGTATGTGACGAGTGAACAGTTCCCCTTCCATCCGTCAGACCATCCTACAAAACCTCTACTTAATGTACCATATCCTTCTATCCCATAGAGTGCCCGAAGAAAGTTGGTTAAATTGACTTCATTCTCGTACAGCAGTCGATATCCTTCATCGATTCCGATCTGTTCATCTGTCAATTTCGCAGGATTATGAGTCTTTCCGTATGAGGGATTTTCTACACATCGCCCGATAAAACGTTTTGGTTGCATAAAATAAAGATGGACTCTTTTTATAAAATGTCGAGAAAAATCGGCGCAAAAAAGACGACTCATTTCTAAGCCGTCTTCCGTTGAATTAATCAACTAAAATAAAAACTTTTTCGTTCCCATATAGCCTGATATTTTCAGTGCCGTTCCTCTTATTTAATTTCCTAACAACTTCCCACTATCTTATCCCCCCCCTCACCTTGTCTCTCTACTGCGTCTCTTACAACACCATTCTAGAAAACACGGACGGCGCGGACCGTCAAAAAAAAAACGCGCCTCAGGTTCAGTTAAATCATGGGCTTATCATCAAAGAACAACTCTAACAATACAGATATATATCATCAGGTCAAGAAATATCTTCACTTTTTAATAATTTCTCTCACTTTTATTCTCTCACCGATATATTTATTAATATGGGAAGAAGAAAATTATACGTTACTAAGGAACAACAAGATGAGAATTCCAGAAACAAATCAAAACGATATTATCAACGAAATAGAAGGAAGATCCTCAATAGACAAATGGATAGGTATTTACGGATTGCGAAACAGAGTAAATAACAAGTGGTATATAGGACAGAGTGTTGACATAAAAAATAGATGGGAAGTAGGCTATAAAACATATCATTGTAAAAAACAAAGAAAACTATACAACGCGTTGATCAAATATGGGTACGAAAATTTTGATAAAATTGTTCTGGAGATTTGTTCTTTAGATGAAAATTTGCTTACTGAAAGAGAGGATCATTGGATTAAATTTTATAATTCCATTAATAATGGTTATAATATTAGAGAAGCCAGTAGTAAGGGGAAAGTTTCAGAAGAAACCAAGTTAAAAATTTCTCAATCATTAATCGGAAGAAAAGTGCCAACGAGTTCCATCATAAAACGTACAGAGACGAGAAGACTTAATGGAACTTATAAAAGGAGCCCTCTATCAGATGAAACAAAATTGAAGATATCAAATTCGTTAAAAGGTAAAAAAGTTAGTATGGGATTTACCGGAAAGAAACATTCAAATGAAACAAAATTGAAGATGAGTTTATCTAGTAAAGGAAAGTCAAAACACCATCATAAACTTTCTTCAATCTTCTTTATAAATCCCAAAGTACTCACGAAGTTCTGACTCTCCATCGTAGGGAATCATAATGTCAATAGGGTCTTCATTTGCTTCAATGTGGTCACACTTTTTCATGATACCTTCTCCTTGAGTTGGTCGAAACTGCGGCAGATCGCTCCGCCAACAGTTGCGGCAAACCCATCCCTTTCAAGTTCTACACGTTTCTTTCCACCGGGTGGCCGACGGGTATTCTTTGCCTTAAGATATACCTCAAAAACTGCTTCCGTGAACACTCCGTCAAAGAACATGACAGAGACGTATTCATGGAGTCCATTTTTGACCCGCTTGACGTAGATCACATAAGGGATTTCATAACCGAAATCCTTTACTTGATCGGAAGCGGCAAATCCGGCTTCATCTAAGAGTTGTTGAAATTTGTTTCGATCTGACATATTAAATTTTGATTAAACAAGCACGACGGACCATACCGATGAATCGACCATCCACCGTCTGAACCCATGTATAAACCTTGGGAAGACCTTTTCCGCCACAAGGAGACTTGGCGAGTTGTACCTTGGTCGTTCCCCATTTTTCAGAAAGATCAGGAGCGGTAACAAGCTCACGAGCGTCAGGCGTATAAACGTATGTATTCTTCATGAGACAGACCGTACTGATTATTTATAAAACGTCAAGAACTATCCGAAAATTTCTTTTCCTCCGTCTGAACTCAATTCAGTTGAAGGAGCGACTTCCCGAATGATCTTGTAAAACTTAACCACGAGAGAGTCATAGGGCTTTTGCGCCGTCTTACAGAAGTCAAAATCCATTGCTCCTTTTGTAACGGAAGCGGTTTCGTGAGCGTCTTCGCCCACTCCGTTGAACATGATTTGTGTGCTTGTAAAAACGGGTTTCGTTCCCTTGTTACCAGCGGGACCAGCAACGGGTGTCTTTGTCTTCGAAAGAAGTTCCTTCACTCGTTTCGTGAGGGTTTCCCACTGATCAGAAGTGAACTCCGGCTTGTTTGAAATATAATGTGTGTATCCCATAATGTTTATTACTGTGTTCGATGTTTATAAAAAGTCAACTTAATTCTTCACCGCCGCCGATGCTTTCTTCTTCTGTGTTCCGTGGGCGGGAAACCCAATGATCACGATTCTATTTGATTTCTGACAGAGTTTGCAGGACTCGCAAGTTACACCTTCCTTGTAGGAAGGGCAAATGATAATCCGATTGTTGGCCGGCGTGATGATAGGAGCCGTGCCACAATCAGAAGGAAGAACAACACAAACGGGACCGATGTTGAGAGCCTTCATCTTATCAGCTTCTGCAATGTTGTCGGCTGAAAGATTAATTGTGAACCCAGAAAGGTTTGCTGCTTTGATTTGAGCAACGTTCCATTCGTTGGTAATATCATGATGGGTATAAGTGTATCCCCTCTTTCCCATATTAGCAATGACCAAGTCGGATAAGTCACAAACATTGATTACTCCCTCAGTATGAGGAAGATCGCCGGCCTGATTATGTCTCCAGAATTGATTAGGAGGAAATGACTTTACAGCTTCGCAAAATTTATTCCACTCCATTCCCCGATCAGGAACCTTTCTCCAATGGAGAGCAAGAGGACCAGCCTTGGCGTAGCACCCTGCATTCTTCAACGGGCAAGTACTTGGACAAGAAGCCTCTTCCGTTGTAGTAACGGGAATAGGACCAACCTTTGAATTTGAAGATTTCAGAACAAGGTGAACTTTCATTTGAGAGACTGTACGTCCTTTTTATAAAATGTCGAGAAGAAAGATTTTGAAAGTTGTTCTTGACTTTTTATAAAAATAAGTCATCGTCATGTGTATCGAGGACGCAGTGGCAGAAGACCCCCGTCCAAAGAGTACACGGCGAACCCCGGCAAACGGGCGACCACGAGGGGTAGGGATTCGAGCCTGCGCAAGTGCCAAGGGAAATTTTATATCTCGATTTGTGTGGACTTTTTACAAAATCTCATTAAGGATTTTAAGGTAAATTGAAATCTCACGAAAAAACCAAAACCAAGGATCGCCCTCATTGTGCTTAAAAATATCTAGAAAAGCAAAATAGTGGTCCATGCAATTGTCGGGAATTGTAATGATTCTAAATATCATACCGGAAATGATATTGAGTCTCAAGATCGTCGCCTAATGAGAATGCGTCTCAATACCATAAAACATGAAATATAATTAACCGATTTTGTCAAACTTTCTTTACCCACTACTTTTCAAATTAAAAAAAGAATTTTACCTTTTTACATATTAATGCGAGCGCAGCGAGCGAATGGTTCAGAAACAATTATTCTTTATAAAAGCTACAGGAATAAATACCAGGAGCAGCACCAGAAAATTTCAAATAAATTAAAGAAAAATTTCAATAAAGTGAATTCAAAACTTTTTGTAATCGTTATGTATTTAGCCTTCGATTTCCCGATCACTGACTTCTGGCTTGTATGGAAGAATGGTAACATACCCTTCTTTCAGAGTACCACCGATGGAAGCTCTAGCCTTATTTGACTCCTCTGCCTGCGCATAAAGAATAGTCTGTAATCTATTCCACAAATCCATCCGATCAGGCGTGGCTCTCCTACTCACAGCGAAGCCAGTGATGATCAGAGCGGACAGCTTCTTAAAGTCTACTGTAACTGGATAACCAATGTGAAGGTCGTCTTTAGTAGGGATATAATTTTCCATTGGAATAAGGGGGGGGGGCTAGCTAACTTTTTGTGGATCGTTTCTGTAACAAATCACAGACTTCCACCATCTCTAACCACCACTTGGGCTCAACTTCCTGCCAAGGGGTAGCTAAATCTATACGTTTGATCTCATTGAGAATGAATGATTTGAAACATTTCCAACGTACATCCGGCTCCATATTTTTAGCTGTCAGTTCATTTAATCTCTTACATTCTCCAGACAATGTTGGAAGAGAGATGTACTCGTATACCATTTTATCTTTCTTCTTTAATGCCTCACCATCCCACCTAGCTAAAAGTACAGGATCGGTCTCTGCCTCGTAAGTCATCGGAACACGTTTCACCTTATGCTTCGTAGGAGGTTTTACCTCAGGTGCCTTCATAATGAACCCTTCGTGTACAGCTTCAACGTCATATGGCCACGGTCCTTGAGTCTTCTTCTCAATCAGAAACTTCTTTTTCATTTAGGTCCATGGTGTACCTAGATTATAAAATGTCAAGGACTTTTTTGAGAAAGCATCGGAGCTAATTCTGATTTTTTTAAATATCTTTCCGCCTCTTCAAGACCATCTAATGATTTAGAGAACCGATATATCTCATTTAAAACCGAAGTCGTGTATGTCAATTCGACGTTAACCTTTGATTCAGGTTTAAATCCATTGGCTTGATCACGCAAAAAATCGTCAATAATTACCTTTCCGTTTTTCCTCTTAGCCAATCTGTATATATGAACGACATCATCTTCATAATCCCATAGACACACATAAAGATTTTTAGCGTCTGGGAAATCACTAAATCTCTGTAATATTGTACCCTCTGCCGCATCAGTAGCATCCTTTCTATTATTTTTACCAGTCTTACCAAACGTGTATCCTTTACCCTTTGTAACTTTAACTTGACTCAATGCTTCGTGATCGACGAGATTGAAATCCACACATGCCAAATGTTTTTTAAAATCAAACACAATACCTAGCTCATCAAACGATGCTGCAAGATATTGTTCATACAAGCTTCCAGGAACCGCTCCATTGGCGTCAAAGATACTTCTATTTCCAGATCGCTTCATATGCTCCACATCAACCTCACGCATCTTCTCTACGGCCAAATAATGGGCCGCCTTATAATCCGCACAGAAACTCATATGTGGGTTCCTATTAGCTTTAGGCCACTTTAACGAAAACGGTTCCATATAGATGTAATCTATTAAACCTTAAGAGGAACCTTCGTAGGATCTACACCTTCCGACGCTCCACCGTTATAACGTGTACGTTCATTCTTTTCTCCACCAAATGGATGTGAGAAGTACTTAATAGCGTTCCTCACAGGAAGAGGAAGCTTGGTCTCTGTCTTACATTGCTTCATCATACGAAGCGTGACCATGTCTTGGGTCATACGTTTTACCCACTTACGAGTCTCCGCAGACGACCTAGAAAGATCGACCACATAATAACCAGGAGCGTTCTGTGTTAGACCGAAACGCTTAAGCATTTGTGGGGGAAGTGTTCCCTTTGGAGTGGTCGCTGATCCTTTTACCTTAGCCATATAGTGTATGTGTTAAATTAAGTATTATTAGTTAAGAGTCTCTATATTGAGTCAAGGGGTAGCTAAAGTCAACGTATAATAAGTATATAAAAAGTATAAAGGTAAAATAGAATCATGCTTCTTATTATAATACGTGCTAAAAACTACTATTTATAATCATCTATCTTAAAAAAGCCGTCACTATGAAGAAGCTAAAAAATCCACATATAAATGCGCGATGACACAAAATTTAAATCTATTTTCTAAAAAGGTAACAATTAATATACTATAGTAAAGCTATAATTAATCATCAGTCTAAACTTCTAACCACATCCTTTATCATCTCAAACCTCTTAGCTAGTATTTTAATCTTATCTGGACAATCCCAGTGTATCTCAGGCCACCAAAATCCACTTCCACCAGCATTAATCCACGCTTCAATGTTGCTTAAATCGCAATCAATCAGCAAATGTCTCCTAGAAGTAGCTAATAAAGGCCTATTCTTATCACATGTCCAGATTAAATTGTCAGCCAGACTCGTACCAAAACTCTTCTTAATCCACATATATCTATCGCTAAGTTGCTCTGCATATTCCCAATCTGAGAGGAGAAATAGGTTTCCGTTACTACATTTATAAAATTCTTCTAGCATAGGCCAGAACCATTGATACTTAGGAACGCCATACCAAAAACCAGGCTCCTCTGCAATTGATATCAAAGTATCCATAGGAAATTTCTCCAGCAGCAGGTTTTCCTTTATATAACAATTACCTTCACACTTCACTGCATACTCATCCATCCTCTCTGCAAACCTCTTCGTAAGGTTGCCAAATAATCCATATACCTCACAGTATATAGTGACTTTCGACGTGGGACAATTTTTATAATTACATGCTATAGGGTCCAATTCATTATTATAAATCTTTGCGGGAAAGTATTTACCGTATATAACGTCAATTTTATCGTCTATATAGAGAGAGGAGGAATTATGATATAGTTGCATTACTTATATATATAGAACTGCCAGTGAATTAAATTGAAAAAAGTTGCAAACCAGCGATATGCAACTCCACAGTGCTTCCCCCACTCCGTCCCACTTCGCCCCATTCCTTCCCCTCTCTTTGCGTCTTTTCTTTTAATACTCTCTGTCTCTCCCCTATCTTCTCTCCTTGCTATTCTTTTATATGATAGTATAGATCTGTTTGTTTCTATATTATAAGATATATTCTTATTTAGCGTATTTCTCTCTGTGTTCTTTATTATGTCTTTTGTGTCTATATTCTAAATATATTTTTTGCTGACGGGCTTGCTTTCTGTGTCTTATGTAATAGCAGCTAAATTATAATTCTGTTTATCGTTCACGTTCGATGTGATGTTGATATCTTTGTGATATCACTTTGTTATCACTTTCTTTATTTCTATTTATAAACGACGAAGACGACTCTTGGTCGTCTTTTATTATTCTTCTTTCTTCTTATAATTACAGTTCGGTCATTGGAAGGAACTGGAAGGATTGTTAGATTGCGATTCCTGCGATTCTGCTTCAATTCTTGAGAAGGTTGAGAGATACGCTCCAAAACCATTTAATATGACATCTGCCATCTTTAATGATACTATTTTTTTACCCTCTACATCTTTATCTGGATCTTTACCTAGCTTCTCCCCAACGTACCATTTGATTTCATCGTAGACTCGTTGAAGTTCTCTACGTTGAGCATTGTTATAACGTTTTAGGAATTTCTCGTCCATATTGTTATTTATAGTTATAACTATAATTATAATGAACGAAAGACAGTTATAACTGTAAGTATTTATTTATAGCCAGTCTCTACGTAGTGTTCTCTTCGTCTCTTCGTGGAAGAATGAATCTGAGAGCCTTCTATGAGCAGCTAATAGTTCTTCTGGTAAAGTAAATGGCTTGGTGTTATCCACTGTAACAACCTCTTCCACCGTTGGAGTAAACCACGAGACGTTTACGTAGTTATCATCTTTTCCCGGTCGATTGTATTCTAGAGTAAATCCTTTTTTAAGTAGAACGTCAGTGACTTCGTAGGGTAAAGCTGATCTATGAATCTCCGCTTCAAATTTACCTTCTCTAGCCACGGATTCTATAAATAACTCGACAGTATCCAC